GCGCGGTCTAGTACTTTGGCTGTGTCTGCTGAGCCTAGCAGCGGTACAAATGTTTGCATAACTAAAAGTTAGCAGCATTTATATTTTTTGTCAACTACAACCCAAAAGGTTTTACAGTGCTCTGCTTAACTGAACCAAATACCGTAATTTGGAAAATCTCAGCTGCCAACGTTTGCTCGATCTCATTGATGGTTTCGGCTTTAGGGTAAGAGACTTTAAGCTCTATGCTAACTTTTTCAGCCACGTCAGAAAGCTCTACACCTAAGAACTTAGCAATCTCTTTAGTGGCCAACTCCTGCGCTTCAGCTAGAGTCGATGCTACAAGCTTTAGCTCAAAGGATGTTCTCATTAGTTGGCCTTTCTTATGCGCTTTTCTAGCTTGTAAGGCGAGTAGTGGACGCCCTTAAGTTCTGGTTTCTTTCCGTCAGTATCGTTGAGGATAACGTCACCATAGCGAACTGCAACCACTGTACCGCGGCGACCATTGTGGATAGGCCCGAGCTTATCTGTGAAAGCGTCTGCCTTAACGCGAACAACATCTCCAACCGTGATCTGTCCCGGCTGGAGTGGGATCCACGTATAGTCATTCTCGTCTTCATCTACTTTAAGCACAACTCCGCGTGCAATAAGCGGAAATACCTTAAGGACCTCATCTTTGATGTTGTCACTTAGGTCTGGGATAGTTTCCCAGGCATCGAGAAGCTTCATGATAGCTTTACCCGATCCGACTTTAATTTTGGCAGCCTGAAGTTGTTCGACTACCCATTCTCTGTTAATTTCTGGCATTATGTCCTCTCCTGAATAGATTCTAGCAGGTCTTTTCGTAGCATAGTCACTACCTCATTGGTACTCGGCAATGCGTCCATGTAATCTCTAAACTGATTGCGAGCAAGTTCTTGTCTGTCATATTGGTCCATATCTTCTACTTGATATGCCAACTGTGACCAGGATTCCGAGAAGCCAGCTGTATCCTGCCAATATGTCACAATTGGGACATTTAAATTCAGCCCCTGTATGTATCTATAGCTCCACCATGTGCCAACCTTACGGTCCTGAGGGGCCACTATTAATCCTATTGATTTAGATATACTGAGATCCACCTCTAAATCGCGAGGTTTCTTGCCCTCGGATACTGGTGTACCCGGAAGTCTAAGTGTCTTAGCGAGAGCACCCCACCAAGAGCTTTTATAGTTATCTACTGCCCATAGCGAGTTTTTTGCCGCAATCAAAATAGACTGTCTATCTATCAAAAATGAATCAACGTTTACCCCTATAGCCCTAGAAACCGGGACAATTCCGGTTGCTTCAGAAACTTGATCGACTGATCTCCATGGAAGCAGTGGTACGTAAGTCTTAGGCCATGGAATTGATTTTAATTTGTCGGCAAGATTTACGAAAGAGTCCGCGTATTTAGCTCTTGCAATAGAGTAGTCCTTTCTAGAACTATACATCGAGCCAAAGATTTGAAGCGGGTTCTTTATAAAAGAATTAAAACTGTTTTTAAATTGCCAGATCTGCGGCCCATCTACCACGACTCTAAGTTTCGGGGACTCGTACAGCAGATTCAATATGTGCAATGCGCCATATATTTTATTGGCGGATAGTGCCGTTGGAGGGGTCAACCCAACTACAACTAAATCGTAAGATTCTAAGTCGGACCTAGTCCAGGAGAGATTTGGCTCGCATATAGTGACTTCAGCAAACTCGGAGAACGCTTTCAGCAATCCCCTGAAAAAAGTCATATTGCCCTTGTCAGAGCAATGAGCAGATGCCATACCAGTCATTAGAATTTTCATTTTTATTCCTTAGAAAAAAGCGGGGTGGTTTCCCACCCCGCTCAATCATTTTACTAGAACGGAGCATCCTCCACGCCAGCTACCGGTGAAGCTGGTGCTGGTGCTGGTGCTGGTGCTGGAGCTGGTGCCGGTGCTGGTGCAGCAGCTACTGGAGGAGAGGCAACTGCTGAAGCTGTAGTAGGTGCTGCAGCTCCTGTAGCAGGGTAGTATCGCTTGATCTCGTTGCTCTGGTTGCCGTTGTAGGTACGGACTCCCAGGGTGCCACGGAAACCGCGACCGATAAGGGCCTGCTCAATCTGAGCTGGTGACGGGTTCTGCTCGAAGTAGCTGGTAGGTAGACCCATTGCGGTGGCCTTCATGAAGAACATGTTCATCGCCTTAGGGTTTTCCTGAGTCACAACCAGCTGGTCCCAGACGCGACGCTTGTCGTGTGCGCCACCCTGAACCTCGTTGGTGATCTTAAACATCAACTTGCCGGTCGATGTAGTTGTTGCCTGTGCCTCGATTACCTTTAGGTCGTAGTCGCCGTCTGGTAGCGGTGCATAGTTGTTGCTAGTTGCTGCAGTTCCTGCTTGCTTTACTAGATCTGCGAAATTGACAGTAGTCATTTATTTATCCTTAGTTAGTTTTCTTTGTTGTTGATGTTTCTGTCTTCTTTTCACCGAAGACGATATCCAGCATGCGTTCGACCCCGAGGTCTTGCTGCTCGACTACTTTACCTAGACGCCCCTGCACGCGCTCTCCAGCTTCATAGTCTGGAGTTCGCTCTACATACATGCGACGCACCTTGTATGGCGGCTGCATTGGGTCCGGGTTCGGCATAGTTTCTACCGTGATTGCGCCCAGGATGTCATAGAAGTACGGGGCCTGAATTGCTAGCTGGCCCTGTAGGTAAGGACGGTATACGCCATCCTGCCCCTTACGTGCCATAGCAGTCAGTACGACAGCTTCTAGTGCCTGTGTCGGGTGCATTGTCAGATCACGAAGGTCACGAAGTAGTGCACCCATGTGGCGAAGCAATTCGCCCCACTGCTGCATCTTCATCTGTTCGGTTCCTGCAATGTTGTCCATGCACTTGACCTGCAACTCAGAGATTGAGTCGATGATCAAGGACTTGAACTGGTGCTTACCTGACTGAAGCCACTGGAACGTCTTCATAACAACGTCGTACTCACGGACCTGGACAACAACAGTGTCCCAAGTTCCGTCAGCCAATGGTGGTTCCTCTGTCATCGGATCCCAATACTTAACGTTGATAGGTAGGAATCGGTGTCCACCCTCAACGTCGAGCATTAGGCGTGGGTAAGGTGCTGTAACGGCAAAGGTTGATTTACCAACCTTCGATTCGCCATAAACCATAATTGTTAAACTGCGATCGACTTCCGACATTCTTACTCACTTCCTTTCTCTTCTGTAATTCCGTAGTAGCCGTATGGGTCGGATGACGCAAACGCATCGCTCAGAGCGGCCTCTGCTGCCGAACCGTCGTCAAACAGTGGGCAGATAGCGAAGAATTGACACTTCCACTTGCAGTCTTTGCTTGGTTTAGGGTAGACGTGCTTAAAGTGACTCTCTCCCTCATCCAACGCGTCACGGACGCGAAGCATGTCTTCGAGGGTGCCTTCTAATTGTTCTAGAAAGGCACGAAGTGCAAACCTATTGTGACGAACTTCAATCTGGTCATAGAACGGTGGTCTAGCATAAGCACCGCGCTTAACCTTACGAAGCATGGTGAAGATTGCTCCGTCAGTTCTAGTTCCGTCTTCTTTGTCCTGGACCTCGTCTAGGAGCATGTAAGTCTTGACCTGCTCATTCATGTGAGCCATGGCACCAAAGTCAGCAAATGAGCCACCAACAGTCTTGAAGTCACGGATCATACGAGCGCCATCGATCTTACGACGTACACGCATGTCGATCTTTCCTTGAAGAATAACCTTGCCGTCCATCATTGGACGCTCAAGAATCTCTTCAGTCGAGATCATCTCAAGCTCCGCGTCGATGCCCTCGTGCTCTACCCACTCAAGGTAGCCCTCAAGCATGATTCGACCTAGGTCAGCGTCAGCCTCTAGTCCAGAGGTGTCTCTGTATTCATCATTCAGCTTCTTCATGTCTTCTTTGACTAAGTCAGCGTGCGCCTCTAGTAGGTCCTGACCGGTCGAGTAGTGCCTGTCTAGGGCCTCGTGGATCCTAGAACCCAGAGCTAGTGCTCCAGTGAATTCCGTGACCTTAGGACGCATCCTACGGTAATAGGTGAGCCACCATCTGCGACGGCAGTCCTTAAAAGTTTGAATCTCTGAGTTAGAGATTCTGATTGGAGCTGTCATTACAGTCCTTTCTTGTTGTCATTTAGTAGTTTGAGGAGCTGATCCTTGTCGCGCACTACCTGCTGGAAGTTCTCTGACTTCCCGTCTAGGGCTTCAATTACTCGCTCTTCAATCGTTCCCTCGGTCACGTAGTCGGTAATGAGAATCGAATCATGGATCTCGGAACCAATTCTGTGAACTCGGTCCAGGGCCTGCTTGTAGTCAACAAGTGACCATGGTCTCTGAAGCATAACAAGTCGACGTGCAGTTGTCAAGGTAACACCGACACCACCAGCCTGAGCCGTGAAAAGAATCCACTTCGTACGCCCAGCCTGGAAATCATCGATAGCTCTCTGACGCTCGTCGCCGCTCTGAGCACCAGTGATAAGCCCGTGAGGGATCTTATCCTTGGTTAAGCGGGCACTCAAGAGCTCAATCAGCTGACGAGACACTGCGCATACTGCCACAGAATCGTCGCCAAAGTCGCCGTTTTGAATGTCATCCATCAGAGCATCAACTTTACAAGAGGGGTCTGACAAAATCATTTTCTCTTGGCCATCCACTAGCTCCATAGTCCCGTATGAGTTAGCAAACTGAAGTAGACGCATGGTTTGGGTCAATGGATTAGGAGCAACAACAACATCTGTTTCTCCCTGTTCAAACGCTTCATGGAACCGCTCTTCGGGCGTAGTGCTAAGTTCAGCAATCATATTTTCAAGCATCTGCTTATAGGCCTTAGCCTGTTTTGCACCCATCTCGACGTCGCGACGGTCATTGATTACCTTTGGCAGCCACGGAAGTACTTTCTGCTTCAACATACGACGCATGCGAGGGTGAATCCCAGCAAAGAACTCAGACTCCATAGCAGGCTTCAGACCCAAAATCATGAGACCACCGAATGCATTCATCATTGTATTTACATATCGATCCAGCCACTTAGTCTTACTTGGCCACTCTTTAGCGTCTAGCCAGTGGAGGATTGGCCAAAGATCAACTACGGTATTTGCAATCGGGGTACCAGTTAAGGCAAATCTAATGTCGGCATTTCCGGAAGCAGCCCAGAAAGCACGTGTCTGCTTTGACTTAGGGTCCTTTGACCTGTGAATCTCGTCGGCTACAACTGATTTAAAGTCAATAGTGTTTAGCTCGCGTTGGTGAACTTCGCATCGGGACACCGTGACTTTAGAGTCGTGACCGCCACACTCGGTGCATCTAGCTAGCGCAATCGAGCCGTACGAAAGCAACCTTGAGTGCGTGCGCAATGATTCCCAGTTGATTACGTAAACCTGAGCCTCGTGGTCAAAAGCTTTCCTGCGCTGAGTGGCAGAGCCCTTGATCACCTGAACATCAATACCTGGCCACCAGCGATCAAACTCTCGCTCCCAGTTGGTCTTTAGCGTGTTAGGGCAGATGATTAGTGCAGGAAAAACCTGCTCTCCGCGGTCTTGTAGGCGCTTTAGAGCCCTAATAGCCTGTGCAGTCTTACCCAGGCCTGGTTCATCCGCCAGGAGGGCCCTGCGGGCTTTAGCAAGGAACTCTACACCAGCACGCTGATGTGGAAACAAGTCTTCGTCGCCCTCGTCCATAGTCTCTACTTCTCGCAAGAAGTTAGACGGGTCAATTCTCGTGGACTTTTCGTTTTTAGCCCATTCGGCTAATTTAGGTCCAATTTCTAGCTGCTGCCCAAATGTCGAGCGAAGCGATAGGCATCCAGTCCAAGAGACCGGTATTCGCCAAAGGTTCTTGTCAGAATCCCATTTGGAACCAGGAAGAGCACGGCAAACTTCTTTCAATCGCCACTCGGCGTTGATGATGATGTGCTCACCTTCAAGTTCTACAAAAACGCCCAATTAGGGTCTCCAATCTGTTGCTATATCTATATTATCAGAAAAAACTACCAGTGCAAGTGTTTTTTGATAATATTTTAATCTTTCAGTAAACCTACAGGCTTCCAGCCTGAATTTACTGCACGCAATAGGGCGTGTCTAATTGCATCCAGTGCGTGGCCTGCGCCACCACGGTGCCAGTAGCCTAGTTTTTTAAGCTTCTCGTTAGTAAACATTGCCATAGCGCTTGCAGGTGCCTGAAAGTAAATGTCATCCCCAGACTTATCGATATCAAATAAGCACTGCTTTACGATGCCAATAACTTCTAATGAATACGGGGCTTGTGAATTTCTGACAGTCTGAGCATTAATAACGAAACGCTCGCATGCAATGTCTATGTTGTCTTTAATAGCTGGGTTAGCGAGAACTTCTCGTACAATCTTTGCAACCTCGTGCTGTTCTAGCTCTAAAGAGCTCTCTAAAACCGGATCTAACCCTGCCTCGACCCTGAGTAATGCAACTCCAGTCATCTTACCCGGGTCCAGGGCCAAGATATATTTATACATACTTAGCCCCCCAGTTTTCTAGTGGCCCGTCAACGTCAGCAGTTAGCGGTACTGACCAGTTATCGGTCGTGGTCATACATTTCCTAACAAGTTGTTTAATCTCTTCCGCATCTTCTCTAGGCGCGTTAAGTACGATCTCATCATGAACCGGGACAATTAGCAAGTCAGTTAAGTCTGCTTGATCTAATTTCACTAGGTTTGACTTAAACACCTCGGCTGCGCCGCCCTGGATTAGATAGTTAACAAGAGTGTAGACCCGGTCCTCGTCACAAGGGATTCTGCGACCAGTCCACGTGTGAACGTAGCCTTGACCTTCCGCTTCCAATCTGGCAGAACCAGTTTGTTCGACATATTTCTGGAAACGTTGCATTCCAGGATAACGCTCATCAAATGCATTTGACACTGCACGCATTTGCTCTTCCGGTACTCCTGCAGTTAGTGCCTGCTTCGACACTCCTGCACCATACAGGCGCCCGTAAACTACGCCCTTGATCAGGTTTCGTCTCTTGTCAGACTTAACCATCGATTGGTCTTGATATACCTCACGGCCAATCTCCGTAAACGGGTCCGATCCGGTAGCATCCGAGCGGAGGAATAGTTGAATCAGGTTTGGATCCTGGGATAGAGATGCAAACATACGGAACTCAACCTGGTCAAGGTCGGAGGTAATAATTACGTGGTCATCATCCTTAGGGAGGAATGCACGGCGAACAGTGTCGTCACCCTTCGGGAGGGTTTGAAGAGCGGGGTTCTGGATAGACATTCGCCCAGTACGAGCACCCATCGTATTGATAGACGGGTGTACGAACCCGTCAGTATTGTCGTTGATAAAGTTGGCAAAGTACGTGTTGGCTAGCTTTAAAGCTTGACGATACTTAAGGGTGGTGTCTGCGAGCTGCTTAGCCTCTGCGCTACCGTCACGGGAGATTAGTTTTAGCTGATCCTTGGACGCGGACTTTTGGCCCTTGTCGGTCAGTTCAGTGATCTCAACGTCGAGAGCCTCGAACTGGCGAACTAGTTGCTGGTTACTTCCAATAGATAAGTTGTAGTTGCCCTTGGCCCACTGAGCTACCTGATCCGTGTAGTCAATTAGCTCTTGATACTTCTTCTTAGAGTAGTCAAGGTCCAGTCTTGCCCCATTGAGCTCCATCTTCGTGGTAATCCTACGAGTGTTCATTTCCAGCTCGTAAGGAATGCTGTAGGGCTTACCTGGAGCAGTTTTTTCCCAGAATCGCTCAAATAGACGCATTGTCAAGACGGTGTCCAGCGCACCATAAGACCAATACGGCTCATAGTTGATTGGAACTGTACCCCAGGTCCAACCGTTGTCAGATAGCCCGTAATCAAGAATCGACTGCAAAGCTGCTGCTGTCGGGTCTACGTACTGTTCTGTAAGTTTTTTAAGAGCACCAGTCCCAAGCGGGTCAATGATCTTTGCCATAATCATGGTGTCATGAGCACGGTGCCACGGAATCGACCACTCTGATTGAGTCTCGAACCATTTAGCTTCGAAAGCAATGTTGTGACAAACTAGCGGGCCGTCAAATTTACCCATTGCATCATAGAAAACGCCCTTCCAGGCGTCCCACGGGATTGACCAACCGGTCATACCATCGCCAACCTGAACTAGCCTAAGTCGACCATGCCAAGGGGAAAGGGCATCTTTTTTTGGGTTCCCTGGAAGCTCTCCAGTTTCGGTGTCGATAGCAATAGCATTCATTGGGCGTCGCTCGCCCAGCCATGACATAAACTCGGTGGCCTTAGCCACACTATCGACTAGGTGGAGCTGAACTCCTTCTAGTCCTGTTGTCATTTTGTCTTTCTGTTCGTGTTAAGGGATTATCTCCACATTGTACACGTCTGCTAATGCAGAGTCAACTTTAGATGCTTGAGCCACTAATCTTTGCGCTACTGAGGTCAGGTAGAAGTTGTCTGAAACTTCATCGTATTTATATAGAGAGTCCAATATAGATGACGGATCTGTAGTAACAGTAGCCCAGAACCTGTACTTCTCCGGGAAAACTAAATCAAGGCTGTGATCAGGAGCGCACTCAATACACGGTGATGCCTTTTGATTGAGCTCGGAAGCAGGGGCTTCTGATAACTTATATTTTTTAACCATAGGACATGCCGCGCCGTGGAAAATTAAAGATACGCCAATTCTAGAGAGCACATATGAGCCACTTTCGGTTTTATATAGCTCGAACTCAATCCATCTATACGCATCGCGTCTCTCGGAAGTTGACTTAGCTAGTAAGGTTCCTTCAAATTGAAGGGTTCTATCTCCGTCTTTTACCTTATACACTAATTACCCTCTAATGCTTCTAGTCTGGCTTCCAATTGAGCGTTCTTTTCGGACAGCTCTTGTATTGCTTTTGTGAGATACGGAATTAGCTCTGTGTGGTTGAGGCTCAAGAGAGGGTCAGTTTCGAAACCTAACGAGTCAGCGCCTTCCATGCTAGGAATCATATCTAGGTTCTGCTCTACCACAGTGAAATCAGATATCGGAAGAACATTTGCGACATCCTGGGCTATAAACCCGGAAAATAGCTTATCTGTCTCGTCGACCCTGCTGTTAAAGGTTACAGGCTGCAGCTGAGATACGACGGACAAACCCTGACTAATTGGAGTTATCGAATCCTTAACTCTACGATCCGAACTTACAACTGCGATTGCGGTTCTATTGTCGGCACGCCTCATATTAGCAGCGGTAGTTGTAGTTCCTACAATAGTTAGCAGCTGCCCAGAATTAGTGAAAGATGCGACAGTTCCATTACTATCATTTAGCTGGACACCGCTACCAACGGTCATCTGACCGCCCAGGGCACCGCTACTGAGGAAGAGTCCAGTGCTGATACCTTCTATTTCACCACGCAACAAGCCAGAAGTATCTCTAAACTGAACGCTGTCAGTGTCACCTCTAATCTCGACTCTCTGGCCAGTGGCTGATGTGCGAATAATTCCACCAGTAATAGTTCCACCAGAACCAACGGTAATAGTGTCGGCAATAACATCGTCTAGGTATGCCACGCCATTTGAATAGAGCCTAAAGGCTGTTCCAGTGGTCTTAAATCCAATGATTCCGGGGGCAGAAGAGTTAGCTCCTCGAATTTCGATTCGAGCACCGGATGTAGCGGTTCTCATAGTTCCACCGAGGATCGAGTCCGCTTTAATTCTGTTGGCGTCTAGAGTTCCAGTAGTAATTGCGCCACCGTCAATGGTCGTAGTGTCGCGGTACGTATTGACGTCTGCAGCCGCCGAGCCTGGCCCTAGCTTGCCGCTAGCGGTGCTCAGAGCATTTGCCGCAGTATTGCTGGCAGTATTTGCAGTACCACTGGCAGTGTTTGCAGTGTTAGATACGCTATCTAGTTGACCACTAGTTGCGTAGCCACCAATTTGAACGCCGCTGGCAATGAAGACAGAGCCGTCACTGCTGAGAATCCTAAACGTTAGACCGCCGCCAGAGTTATATGCGTAAAGCCCGGTGTTGTTCATCTCAACGCGTGGGTTATTACCAGATGTTCTAACTGTTGCACCGGTAATTAACTTACCGTCTAGTGCACCAACTTTAATTTTGTCTGCTTCAATAGCGTTAGCCTGGATTGAACCAGCAGAGATTGCATTAGCTGCAACTGTATTGGCGGTTACAGCATCTGCACCGATCTTTCCAGCAATGATAGACCCGGCTGCAATTTGATTTGCACCAATAGCGTTAGCAGAAATGGCGTTCTGAGTCACAACGTTAGGTCCAAGTAATGACGCAGCGTTAATTGATCCGTTAGCTAGCGCACCGGCAGAGATCAGGTTCCCTGCGAAAGACCAGCTGTTCAAAACATTTCCGACTAGTAGGTCAGTATTGACTAAAGGTGTGACTCTAGCCGTGCTTTGAGCTGATACCAAACTCTGAACGCCGCTACTGTCGGACACAACAAATCTGAAGTAGTAGTCAGTGTTATATTCAACGTCAGAGAAAATGACATAGTTGTTGGCTACCGCCGAGGTAGCGGCAATCAAGGTGGAGTCAGATGGTGTAAATCCGGCTACAGTGCTTCTGTGAATCTTTAGGTACAAAAGATCTGCAGGCGGCTCTGACGGAGGAGTAGTAGCTAGTAGACCATTCCACTTAACTGTCATAGTCCCAAGTTTGGACTCAATGATTGGTGCCGTAGGTCCAACTGCCGAGATTGGAGTTGTCTTAATCGCAGTGGTGTGGGTTTTAGCTACTGGATCAGACTCTTGCTGGCCGCTGTCTAGGGCTATAAGCTGGAAATAGTAAAGCTTACCCTGGGCAAAAATAGCATCGTCATCCAAGGTATAAGAGGTTGCGGTTATTACTGGAACATCCTTGATGCGCCAGTCCTCGCTGGTGGTTCTCCTCCATTTAATTCTGTAGCCAATTAAGTCCTCTAGCGGCTCCCCGGCCTTTGTCAGTGTCGGAGCTGTCCAGCTTAAGGTTACCTTAGCCGTAGGGAAAGAGACGTTAGTCGAGACAACACCTTCGCTTGTAATCTGAAGGTTTGTCGGGGCAGCCGGTGGGTCACCATCTCGCACAGGGTCAGCAACTAGTGAGTAGTCGATCCATCGGATACCGTTCCAGTAGTAAATCTTATTATTTGCGCTGTCGGCCCAGGTGGATCCCTCGGCTAGATATTTCTTAGCTACCGGGTAAACGTAAACGTCAGCATCCGGAACAG